GCTGATGCAACCTCTACATAATCATTCAGTGTGAATGTGCGTTCGAACCTGCGAGCACTGATACCATTGTGTAGGTATTCAACCTCGATCTTCTGTTCTTCCGCTTTCTCACCCTTGATCACTAAAACTCCGTCATGTGTGGTCACATCGATCTCACCCTCGGTGAAGCCTGCCACAGCGATCTCGATCGTGTAGTTGTCCTCATCCTTCTTGAGAATGTTGTATGGAGGATAATTTCCTGCCTGTGATGTGTGTTCTAGAGTAAAGAGCGTGTCAAATAAACGATCAATACCGATAGAGTTTTTGTAGAATGGTTGTAAATCTAGAGTCGTAAGTCTAGTCATGATATAATCTCCTTATAATAAGCAAGTTTAAAATATACGCCCCATGTTCGGCAACGTATAATTGTATTTATACAGGAAATCCGATATATAGTCAACTATTTTTGGTATGGATAACCAAAAGATAAGTAGTCCTCATGATATAGATCGTAGATTATGCCCTCATCTATGTCAACGTCCTCGCTAACCGTGGGATTGCTGACAATAGTTGGTGCCGGAAAATCAAATGGCCAGTCCTCTGAGAGGCTTTCCAGCTTGATAATGTGTTCCAAACGCCAATGCCGTGGTATGAATGATACCTGTTTCCGCCAATGCTTGTTGATCTTGCCGGTGTGGAAAGTGTGTATGATGTGTTCTAGGAATTCTTCCGGAGTCCACGTGGGATCAAAGCGTGCCTTGCTGACTGTTTGTTGCTGTATGACGGTCTTAGGGTGCTTTAAATGCTTGTATATGCTCTTGAATCTCGCCAATGGATGCCTTGAAACGGCAAAATTCTTGAGTCCGTTACTGAATGCCTCATCCTGTGTGATGTATCTTGGTTTCATACGTTCCTTGGCCAGCATGCCCAGGGCGATGTCCTCATCCGTTGGGGTGATCTCACCACAGAGGGTGGCAAAGTGTATCGTAAGAGTGCTTGAGGCATTCTTATTAATACCCCAATAATTGATACCCAGTTCAGGCCAAGCAGATATGTTCTGCCTCACCTTGGCCTTGCCATCCATTAGTATAGTTTCTTGGGTAGTTGCTGTGATGCGAGCTGTCTCTGCCAACGCTTCTTAGCGGCCGCTTTTTTCAGCTTACGCTTTTCTGTTGGCTTGACATAGAATTCCTTGTCGCGAACATCTTGTAGCGTGTTCAGCGTCATCAGTTTCTTCTTGAGTCTGCGTAGTGCTTTTTCTACATTGTCTCTCTCGCCTATGTAAACTTTAGTCAACGTCTTCCTCCTTTCCTATTATCTTTGGTTCATCTATCTGGGCCGAATCTATCACCAACTCCTCGATTTCCTGTTCTCTGTATCTCCTGATGTGATACATGTGTGGCAATAATGCCCTCTCTAGCTCAGTGTGTAGACCACGTGCGCCAGTCTTGAGATCGACTGTCTTGGTGGCTATCTTCTCTATAGCATCTTTCGTTATGGCCAATGCCACACCATCCAAGCTGAATAGATACTTATATTGATCAACCAGATTGTTCTTGACCTTGGTCAGGACCTCTATCAATTGATCCACGTTCAGTTCTTCCAATGCCACCACGTTGGTGAGCCTACCTATCAGCTCTGGAATCAATCCAAATCTCGTCAAGTCGTCGGGTGTGCATTCTCTCAATGGGGCTGACTCCCTTGCCGTCTTTATGGTGGAGCCAAAGCCCATGCCACTGCCCGCTATCCTGTTACCTATGACCTTGTCCAGGCCAACGAACGCTCCACCCGCTATGAACAGGATGTTTGATGTGTCCACTTCCGCTATCTCACCGCTTGGGTGCTTGCGATTGCCTGTTAGGTTACAGCGACACTTGGTGCCCTCGACCAATTTCAGTAGTGCCTGTTGCACTCCCTCGCCCGAGACATCTCTGGTTATTGATGATGATTCGCTCTTGCGTGTGATCTTGTCTATCTCGTCTATGAATATGATGCCACGTTCTGCCTTGCGTATGTCTCCACCGGCGGCATTCAGTAGTCTCTGTATCAGTGTCTCCACGTCATCACCAACATAACCTGACTCCGTTAGGCTCGTAGCATCACCAATGGCAAATGGAACGTCCAGATATTTCGCTATTGACTTGGCCAGCATGGTCTTGCCACAGCCAGTTGGACCCAGGAACAGGACGTTGGCCTTGTCCAACTCAAGTGGAGTTTCCTTGTCTATGCGTTTGTAGTGATTTGCCACGGCCACTGACAGCATGATCTTGGCCTGATCCTGTCCTATGACGTGTTGGTCTAGATATTCCTTGATCTTGATTGGGTCAAGATCGATGTCAGTCTTCTCAAATTTCTCAACGCCCTGGCCCAATAGTTCCAGGCAGAATCCAACGCAGTCATCACAGATGCCAGATTCCTCTCCAACTATCAGTTTCTTGACGTCTTTCTTTTCCTTACCACAGAACCCGCAGTGATTGATCTTGTCCTTGTCAATCATTCAGCCTCCCGGCAAACGTTTAATAAATCTCCATTTCTCACTGGACCCATGATGATATCTTTCTTGTATCTCACTAACACCTCGTAACCCCAATCCAGTAACAACTGCTCCGGACTGGCACATCCATATCTATCTGTGGCGTAGCCCTTGTTCTCCATCAGTATCACGGGAGTGAACCTTTCTATGGTCTCCCTGGCACCCTCCAGTATGTATGTCTCATATCCCTCACAGTCTATCTTTATGAAGTCACAACTATCGAATTCAAAACTGTCAATGGTCCTTATCTCATATCTCTTGTCATCTGAGTTGACATCAACGTGTGTGCTGAACGTTCCCCTTCCGGGATCGATGTCAACCCACTTGTTCTCGTGTCCCAATCCACATGCGTGGACGGTGGTGTTGGTCATGCCAAGGTCCCTCACATTCTTTTCCAAGCACTCCCTCACCGGGGTGTAGAGCTCAAAGGCATGCACGTTCCTGAACATGTCCAGGTGCTTGGTGAAGAAGCCGTAGTTCGCACCAGCATCAATGGCCAGATCAAAGTTCTCAACGCGGCTCAGTGCCTCACCCAGCTCGTTGTTCTGGTAATCCAGTATGTCCAATCCACTGACATCCGTCACACCCTTTCCGGCATACTTGACTATGGCCTTTGCCGGCATGCTGTCTCTGGGCATTAGGTTCCATCCTTGTCCCTTTATCTTCTCGAGCATGTCGAGCACCAACTTACCATTCTTCAGAGGACTAACCATCTAACCTCCCCTTGATCAATTCTTCCACTTGTTCCCTCTCCGTATCCGTTAATAGGTCAGCATCATACTGTCCAGATTCTACCATGTCCATGAGATATCTAATGTATTCATCATTATAACTATAACTTGAACTGCGTTCCTTGTCAAGCTCTATCCATTTGATTCCGTTGAATTTGAACAACTTGGTTGGTAATGAGTCCACCCTTAGGAAAGTGTCTCCCTTGTTTGGTGATTTTGGAAAACTTGTTCCAAATCCTGAGTTTGATTCGTATGATTCAGTGTCTGCCTTCAATCCTATGCGTTCTTGGTAGTCTGGAAAGAATGATCTCAGTGCCGTTGGCTCGTGCATCTTGACCTTGCTCTCTCCCTGATTAGTCACGGCCTTGGAATGTATGTATCCGTTCTTCTCTTCCAATGTGATCAGATCGTCATATTCCTTGGGCAGTTGTCCCTCTTGGAACATGTGATGGACGGTATCCGGCTTTAGATCTCTGATGTCCTTGAGCTGTCCGTCCTCTAATACCCTGTTACGCTTGTCATCATCGAATCCAGGAATCTCATTGGGGGATTGTTGACCACCCAATGGTCTCAGCACGGCCTGGACAGGCCCCTTGGGCATGCTGTCCAGTTTGTCGAGAGCCCTGTCCAGTCTGATCAGGGCTGTCTTATATTTTTGCCAAAAAGCAGTTACCTGTTTCTGCTTAGGCGATACCATGTTTGGCTAACTTTTCTTCCACTGCGGCCTCGAGTGTGGCGATGTCATCGGGCATGGTGAAATCAATGTCGGCATCTGCACGCAGTGCCTCGTTCTCGTCAAGGGCTGAGTTCAAGTCTGTCAATGACTTGCGATACTTGGCCCATATATTATCTAATGCGTCTTGTGGTTTTGCCATTCTACTTCTCCAATTTATTTTCTATTTCTCGTTCAAGTGCTTGTATGTCATCTGGTGGCGTGTCGTCCACATCAGCCTCTACCTCAATCACTCGTTCAATCACTTTGGTCTTGCCATCCTTTTTCAACACAGACACTTCATCCTCTTTTGTATCAAGGGGTTGCGTGCCCTCACCTCTCGCTAACAGGAAGGCATATTGTGATGCTATCAATAATCCAACCGCCAGTGGGTCAAACACGAATATGATCATTATGATGACCCAACGCACTGCCTCTTCCAGCATGTTCTTGTCTGCTGACTCACCATATATAAACTCTGCGATGTATTTAATAGGTCCTACTTCCGCTTCTAATTTTCTGTATTCCTTTTCAAATACCATCTTGTCCTCACGGACAACATCAATCTTCTTCTGCTCTGCTTCGATGCTTTTCTCAAGTTCAGCAACACGCTTATCAATGTTCTTGACCTTTGACTTGCTTTCATTACGGATTGAATCTATACGTTTGGTCAGTGCTGACAAGTCCTTGCTATACTTCTTGTCAATGTCAGCAAGTTTCTTATCTCTGTTAGCACGAGCTTGATCTGATTCTTTCTGTTCTACGTCTTTGGCTTTCTTGACTTCCTCATTGTATTTTGCTTCACCACCCCATGCTTCTAGCAAGGGTTTTGCCGCGGCAATCTCAGCATCACGTCTATCCTGTGCCTGTTTGATGCGATTGTCCGCATCCTTACGAACAGCATCTTTTTCTGCTGTGATAGTTGCTCTGAGATCTTTTAAGGCTTCTTGGTCGCCTGCCACTATAGCGGTTTCGCCGCCTGTATTGCCACCAAGCAGTCTATCCATTTCTTCCTGCCAGCGTTTGATCTTGGCATCACTTCTGGTGATCTTCTCATCTATGGTTTCTATCTGTGCTGACTGTTCCTCACTTAGACTTGTCTGTTCGATGTGTGCCTTTGATAGGAAGCCAAAGATGCCCATTGATGTTATGAACATCAAGAATATAACTGCTATGGATAGATAGTTTTTCAGCCATGTCACTGTCATGTTCCAGTAGCGATGTAGGTATACTGCCGTGACCAATTTGCCAACCTCTAATACCACCCCCATGATAATAATTGCTGTTGCCGAGGCGGCAAAAATAGCCACAAGACCTGCCACTGAATACCATACAGCCACAGCTGATATGCTTAACCCTGAGAACAGGGTCAACCACGGTATTAGGTATTTGTCACTGAATGTTAATTTTCGCATAACAAGTATTTAATGGTTTATGACCAGGTTATATATTAAGTTTATTGCTCATCCTCATCAGTGTCGACATCATCCTCGGCCTCATCTCTCAACTGGCCGTAGATTATCTCCTTGGCCCTGTCAACTATCTTTTTGCTTTCTGCCTTTTCCATCAATGGAATGAACTTGGTCAGCATGGCCGTGATGTGTGACTCACCCTCGGGAGTGATATTTGAGAACTCATCACTGTATCCCTTGTAATAGTATTTGCTATTCTTGGCCAACTCTTTGATGGCTCCATAGATCATGTCCTTGACTGCGTCCTCTGTCAGCGTCTCGAACGGATCTTTGGGTTTCTTGTATAAGCCCATCTTTGATCTCCTCGTAAAGTTTAATCAATAACTCAGTGGTCCTAGGACCTATCTCTCCTATGGGTTCCAACCCATGCTCTTTCTGTAACTCAATCACTTCCGGTGCAGTCTTGGGCAACTTATCATACACCCTTGGATCCCACTCCTTGACCTCATGCTCGTAGTTCCAAAACGCCTGCCTTGTCAATGGACCCATGTTGCCATTGACGGGACGTATACCTTCTACTATTTGAAATACCTTTATTTTATTGCGGGTATTCAAGTTGGGCAACAGTATCTCACAGTAGTCCCCCTTGCCTCTGATCTTGCGTATCAATCTACAGTCCTTGCCGGTCAAGCCACTCACCACATGGTCGCTCAGCGTCTTACCTGTTTCCTTGACACTGACTGCATCGCCCGCTGTTCCTGCTATGTCTAATGCCTGTGCTACTTCTACGGCTGTGCTAGCACCTTCTGCTGTTGCGGCCGCTCCGCCTATCTCAAATGTAGTCACCAGAAAAGTGCAATTTGTCAAAACAAGTAAACAAATAACTAAAATTAACTGTTTCAGTTAGACGTCCTCACCGTTGACGGATTTTCAACCCAATTACAGAGCTTGTTTCCTATCGCCCAGATTTGATTATATGTTTCAAAGTCGTCAATGATACCCTCACTAGACTTTAGTGCGTCCTGCAATATACGACAGCCGAGATCCTTGTTACCCTCTTCAATCTCAAGTATCGCCTGATCATATAGGTGTTGGGTGATATCTAGATCCTCTGCCTTGGCTTCCAGTAACATTAGATAACAGAAGAACATGGCAAAGGCAACGGCCACTATCCATCCCAGTATGTGTAATAGTTTATCTTTCATCAACCTCTCCTCATCTTGGCCTGATCCTCTGCATCTTCCTTGCGGAACACTGGCACTGAGTTTGACTTGTGTAGCTGTCCAATGCCCAGCATGTTGTCGCCCGTGTAGTGTTGTGGTTCTTTTTTAACTGCTACACTGGTTCCCGTGTCCAAACTTCTTGCTTCGATACGCATTGGTCTACCTGGAGGCGGTGCGTAACTGGGACCATTGTATTCTCCCTGCTTACTAGGATGCACTTTTCTTTTTGTTACACGGCCACAGCGTATGTCTAGATATTCATCAAAGGTAACTTTTGCCTCGCCACTGCGTTTACGCTGTTTGTTGTAATGGAACATGTCCATTTCCAACTGTTGGCGTTTGGCCTTGGTTAGGTTTAATTTATATTTTTTAGTCCTTGTTGTGGTTAACTCAGGACCTACCAAGTGCATGCTCAATGTCCTGGCACTCCTAGATAACCTTCTTCAATGTCATAGCTCATATTGATCTGTGCCTCTTTGTCACCCTCCATACATTTGAAGTAAACAGATTCTGCTTCTTCCCTGGACATAAAGGTGTTGACGGCTTCCTTCTTACCATCTTCACTCCAATAAACCACAGTGTAACACTTCTTCAACATATAATCTACTCCGTCTAAAGTCAAGTTGCTCTCCTGATGTCCTCAAGATCTTCATCATCTAACCAAGTTTTCTTGGCATTAAGTCTGTCAGCACATAGTCTGATGTCCAATGCCAATTGCCCGTCTGTCTTGCCAACTTTGCGGGCTATGTCATGTAATAGAATTACTGCTTCTTGTATATCCATACTATTCTTCCTTTAGTTGATCCACCATGTCAAACATACATGCTAGACAGGTAGGGCAAAATGCCACGGGTAGCATACCAAATTCACCCACGGTGCCACCCTCTGCGTATTCATCAAATTCACAACTACATACTGAACAATTATACAGGTTTTCCATTTATTGGTCAATGTCCTTGTTCTTGTGTTTTACCTTGCGATTGTATTTGGTCTTGTCCTTCTCAACTTTATGACCAAATGGCAAGTCACGCTCAAACAAGTTCTTTATCCTGAAACGCTGATACCAAGGTTTTGGATTCTGAGGAACGCTCATAACTTCTCGCCTACTTGTAGTCCTCTGAATCGAAGGTATCTAGGGAATCGTAGGGAATATGATCCGTCTTGGTTTTGCGTGATCGCATCAGCCCGGACTTCCACAAGTCTTCCCACGATCTCTCCCTTATCACTCCAGAAACTATCCCTATCGCTGTCACTAAAGCCACTACCACAATTAACGCTAATACTACGTCCATCATCTACTCCTTCACAAATAAATGCACCCAATCGACCAGCATTACGGCCAGTCCCCTCTTCCACGTCTACCACTTCCAACGTTACTTCAATAAATGGTTTTAATTTTAACCACGCATGGCTACGTTTACATTCATAGCCTGCGTTGGGATCCTTGATCATGATACCCTCATATCCACCGTCTATCGCTTGTTTGTTGATGTCCTTAAAGCGAGTTTGTCCCTCCTCGGTATCCAAGTCTACATCCTCCCAAGACAGACAGGCTACATTGGGCAATTCGTGTGCGTGGCGTTCAACCCAATCTTCCAACAGACCTGAACGGATATACTGTGGAACAAGACTACCTCCTGCTAAAAATTCTTCCAGTGAAAGCATGTCAAACACATGGAACACGGCATCATCACTCTGCACGTTGGTCTTACGATGGACCTGCTTCATCAGGTCCTGGAACGAGCTTGACATGACCTCACCGTCTAGAACGGTATCTTTCGCTATACCAAATGTCTTGCGAACAAAATCTAGTTGATCAATGATGTGTTCAAAATTATGGAACTGCTTGCCGTTACGGCTAAACATCTCCGGACGCTTGTCCTTGTGTAGTATACAGATGACCCTGACACCATCCAGTTTGACCTCAATCTGTTTCTTACCCGAAACTTTCTTCTCATGATTGGCTGAGTCGTGTGCCAATTGGCAAGTGAAGACCGGAACAACGTAAGAGGGGTAATCTTTTTGAACAACGTTGTTCACGGTCTTTTCACTAACACCACATCTAAGATCTTTTATCAAGATCCTACGATACCAATAGTTCCATTGATCAGCAGTTGAGCTGGCCATCAGTGCTTCAAGCACTTCCTGTGCCTTGTTGCCCGTGACCTCCCTCGAACGGAAGCCCTCTAATGCCTTGGTAAATATGGTCCAGTCTAGCCCAGGTCCACCAGGACCCGTTTGCTCTGCTACCTTCTTGACACCAAATGTGATTAGTGGATCGAGGGCTAGTTGGACGCCGTGAAAGAATTCTTTGTTGGCACAGTCTGCTTCTGCTCGTATGATCGCTTCTTTCGCTAGTCTTGAATTGTCTGCTTCGAGACGTTTGATAACTTCTACTGGATTCATTCTAAGTCCTATATACATTCTGTTATGTGTTTACAATGTTTACGATATTGGAAGCCTATGCACTCGCAACTATATTCTCCGTTCTGCAATTTTACAGTATACTCGTTGCCCTTGCTACCTTTGACCGTCCAAATCTTGATGCCGGGATCTGCGGTGAACTTGTATTCCCTGCCATCAGCATCTCTGATGTCCACCACATAGTTCATGTCGATCACAGAGAAGCCACTTGGATGTTTTGGATTCAATACCGCGAACTGTGTTGGCGTCAACCAACTTGGCGATTTGATGACCTCACCGGTGGTCTCATAGTATTCAACCTCGCCCCAATAACTGCGTGTGTGCCATTCAGTGGTAACTGTAACTGTTGTGCCTGGTGTTGGTAACATTATAATACAAACTTTCCTGTTCTAATTTCACGACCAGTAAAGATGTCAACTGGCTCATCATCACCAAACTCGGCATTGATTTCCATTAGTTCTTCTTCTGAGTAACCATGTTTTTGACGGAAGTTGATGTAGTTTTTAATAAAGATCTCGTCCTCAACTTCACGAACTTCTTCTGTTCTGTTTCTAACTGCAATATCAATAGTGCCATCAACCACAGCCATTTCTAAGATGTCGCCTGGAACAATGTTGTTTGATAAGTTCCAACGAAGCTCACCTTTAGGACCTAAATGATATTCTTTTTCTGCCAGAACAGCAACACCTGAACGAGCACGGTCTCCTAAAGTTCCCCACATTTTTGATGGAGTAGGATCATTGTAAATTTCTGCTAATTCTTGTTTTGTTTTTCTTTCTAAGTGTATCATCAATTACCCCTAATTAATTAACCTATACACATATTATATGATAATTGGATTTTATGGTCAACCAAAAAAGACAAAAAAAGGGCAATAAATGCCCTTTAATTTGTTGTTTTTTAGCCACACTATCTACCAGTGTCACCTGGCTTGTTAGTGTAAAAGATATGATTATCTATCCTTGCTAACTTCTGTTTGGCGTTACGCCAATGAGGTCTAACGTGTTTAGCATGGAAAAATAATGTATCTTCAGGAACCAGTGTTTTAGTTAAGTCTTCATAGTGCATGATAGCATCCAATGCCACTTGATAACTTTCATGTTTTTGATGAACACGCTTTTTATGATTTGTATGACTTTCGCAACGCCATGAGAACTGACATACCATCTCACCTCTGGACATTTTACGCTCGTTAACAACTCCACAGATTGAATCAGGAAATAGTCCGTTTTCAACTCTGTTTAGTGTAACCATGGCAACTGCTAATTGTCCTTGTCTACTTTCGCCTCGGGCCTCATAGTAAACATTACGTGCCAAACAACTGATCTCTTTCATCCAGCGTTCCTCACGATGCATCTGTGCTATGAGTCTCTCTTCCTCTAACTTCTTCTGTTTCGCTATCAAGCCACCATCAGCACTGACAGACGCATGGTTCGCTATACCGAACATCAATAGTATAAAAACCGTTCCTAATAGTATCTTTCTAATCAAAGTCATTGATTAAATACCTCCTATTTTTTCTGGTATCGTTTATTTACGACTAATTTCAACCACTATTATAACTTCTTTTTATTATTATGTCAATAGAACTAAAAGTTTTGGTTGAGATTGATGTAATAATCCGTGACTTCCATTGTCCTAACAAGGATGTCGTTTGGTAATCCAGCCTCATCATAGGCAGACTCTATCTCCTGCCAGTAGTCCCACGATGGTTGCTGTGGCGGTGTTCCGATCTTCTTGTGGGACGCCCATGCACGCATGGTGTTGCCCCCATGGTTGATCATCAACTGTCGCTTGCTGTCATGCCTCTCATAGGCCGTGACCATGTCTATGTATTCCTCGGGTATGTCCCACAGTGTGCCCTTGACGTTGCTACGCACATTGAGTATGACATCTGCCACCTTGGCGAATCTCATCTCATGGCTCCACAGTGTGGCAGGACCCAATAGACGGGCCTCAGGACATGCCTGGTCCATCTCTGATTCTGATACCGTTAGGCCATATGAAAAGTAACGCATGTGTTTAATTATACAGGTTTTATCATCAGTGTCAAGAAAAATATGTGTAAATAGATGCATGACACGATATAAGATCAAGGCCATAGATGACATCCTAGATGATCGAGAGGAACTGATAGAATTCCTAACGTCCACAGAGGGAGACATAGTTCTATGGACCAAGGGTGAAGGATTTAGTCTCTATCAATGCGGACTAATTGACATGTTAACTGAGTTGGACATGCTAGATCGAGTTTCTATAGAAACGCCAAACTACGTAGAAACTTTACCTATCAAATATAACATAGAACCCGACAGGATAAGCCATTGGTTCCATTCTTGTAGGAAAAAGTTTGACCAAGGATTGCCTGACAGGCTCAGTGGTGATCACTATCACTTAGGCTGTTTCATCGGACGCAAGAATGTTGATCGCTGGGGCATACTCTATTGGCTAACCAATCGACATCAGGCATTGATAAGTTCGATGCAGGAAACAAACTATGTTGTCAACGATGATATAACCAATTGGTTCCCTAACAAGATGACCTTGGACGGGTGGATACAGGGCGATCCGGTGACAAGCCTGGACTGTGCCAATGTAAGTGATCAATACATGGAAAATAATTTTCTCAATACCCAACTTAATCTCTTACGGTATTATGATCAATTTGATGTGGAACTGGTGGCGGAGACATTTGTCAGGGGCAACACATTCTTTCCGACGGAGAAGACCGTAAGGCCCATCATTGGTAAGAAACCAATGGTCGTGTATGGTCCTAGGAACTATCTCAAGCATCTCAGAGATCTTGGTTTTAAGACCTGGGAGTCAATCTGGGATGAATCGTATGATCAGTATGAGGGAATAGAACGTTGGAAATTGATGCAGAAGGTCATCGATCAGATACACTTCTGGGGTGATTGGGAGTGGGAGCCTCGATTAGAACAAGCACAAGGAATTGCAGACTACAATTTCAATCACTTCATCACCATCACTACTCATCAATAGAGTTCTTTGCTTCTTCAACTGTATATGTTGAATCCAATAGAGGAGCCTGCTCAGTGGTCGTGCCACGGGAGGTCCTATACAATGCTCCTGTGGGTATGCCCGCATCATTGAGTCTCTGTATGTTACGTCCCTCACGCATGCTGGCTACGATGGCCTGACCGCCTCTGTTGGTCTTCTGTGCCACTTGCTCAAGTATCCATGCTGATCCTCCCAAGGAAGTTTCACTGCCATAATCATGTAGTTGGCTGATCATCTGGAATATGGGAACCTGTTGTCCCCTTGGGGTGTTGTCCACGTTGATGCCTGCCTTGGCTTGATTGCGTCTCTCCCTGATCAACTGATTGGTCATGCGTTTGGAGCTCTCTAGACTTTGTGAGGCATGCAACGGATATGCGTAGGCGATCCTGGCGATCTCCGTGTTGGCCTCGTTGATCAATGCTTGTAAGGTTGCTCCCTTGGATCCATATATGCCTGCCCCAGGCAATCCACTAGGAATGGTCCATCTAGGAATTATCCTGAATCCAGTTGGCGAAGATAAGTCAATCACACTGATCGGAGTATAATATGAATCATGTATCACATGATATTTCATCACAGTGTATATGCCATTGCCCGTGTTGCCTGGATCAAATCCGTTTGGTTCTGCCTTGAGATAATTGAACTCTCCAAGTGCATCCAATTCATTCAATAGAGTGCTCTGTAGATCTAGTTCATCGCTGTGGACCCATCCTGCGGCGGTTCCTATCACATCAACCAACAACATCTCGCCATTGGCTCCACTGCCCGTTCCTATGATGGTTCGATAAAATTCTAACTCAGAATCCAATGGAACCTGGGTGTCCTCAATGAGATCCAATCCCTTTAGGGTCTCTAGGCTGATGCTGACCTCTGCCAATTGATCAGTTGTTAGATTGAACACGTTCTTGATCTGTCCCAGGCTTCTCGCCAGGGCACGATTGGCGTCAGCTATGTCCTCTGGTGTTGATGAGTATAAGTTTGATCCCAATCCCTTGAATTTGTCATTTACTGATGGCATATATTAGGTCTCACTCGTATAAATTTTTGCGGTTGGATTCAACAGTCCCTGTGCATCTGCGGTTGCCTGTGTGGCACTGCCACCGGCCGCTATGGATGTCAGCGATGGAAAACTGTTTGGAAATAGTTTGCTTGGATCCAGCATGTCCTGCATCGATGTCAATCCTGAGATGTTTGACCCGAATATGTTCTGGACCGTGGATAACTGTGATTTAGTCACTGATCCCAATGCCTCATAGACCGCCGCTCCCAATCCCTTGTTTGATGGTGTTCCTGTTGATGCACCTCCCAATACCAATCCGCCCAATGTGGGGGTTGAATATGTGGTCAGTCCACCTGTCAATGGATCTTCAACAGTTGACTCAACATCCACATTCACCAGTCCTCTGGTTCCCAACACGTTGATAGCAGGCTGTGCCGCCAACCCATTGAGGTCTCCTGATGTTGCTATTATGTTTGACAAGCTGGATGGATTGATGCCGGCGTTTAGCAGTGCTGGTTCTATCACGGCAAGTCCTCCCGCTGATTGCTGTAGGCTTGCCACCAAGGACAATGGATTACCCCATGTGTTTAGATTGCCGAGATTGATGATGGTTCCCGTGGCACGTAGATCATTGCCAAATGTTGGCAGTGCCTTGTTGACCGCCGCTAGTTGTCCCGTGACTGCACGTGTTATAGGATTATAATATTCGTCAACGGCTTCTATGGCCTCATCTAGCAGGGCTGATGTTAAGAATTGATTGGTTGATTCAGTGAATGATCTTCCCGATGCCAAGTGCTGTGCGAACACGCCAATGTCATCCACGCCAATGGTTTCCTCGCCCACGGTGTTGATCATCTCCGTCAATGCACCCTGGGCCACCAATGATACCACATCATCAAACAATTCGTCTGGTATGGCATTGGCTATGCCAGGAAACAGTTCTCCGCCCATGGTGGTCAAGTTGTTTACCACCTCACTGCCCCAATCACCTATGCTTGTCGCCACTTCACCAATAACCTCAGTGATGTCTCCCAATATGGGAGTGTCGCCGATAATTGAGCCGATCTTGTTTCCGATCTCATTACCAATGCCTGAGTTTGCCAGCATGTAAGAACCTGCTGTCAACATCAAACTGGTTAAACGTCCGCCACAGGCCATGTCAGTCCCTACGATTTCAGGGCTGGATTATAAGATCCAGCCTTGGCCACTGGGCCACTGGCCGCACTAAAGACACCCGAGCTATATAGACTAAAACCAGCACTCGCAATACCTGCTATCGTGCCAAGAGTGCCACCACCCGGAACCATGACATCTGGACTGCCCGTGATCCTAACATGACCACAAATATCTAATGATCCAACAGGGATCGCTGGCTTTCCCTCGATTATCACCGACGGTGATCCAGGACCAATTACGATGGCCGCACAGTGTATCTCACAACCATCCGCTCCACAGCATGGATGGGGAGTCACCAGGGTGCCTGGCTGTGCCAGTGGCCTACCATTGACTATGACTGATTTGGTCACGGGATATACTGTTATTCCGCCCGCGGAGTTAAAATCACCCTGCCTAACTATTGCTGGCATCCTGTTATCCTTTTAATATTTGCTTGTCTGGCGTGACTATGTTTGACGTTGCCTGTTTGTAGCTCTTGACCACGTCAGGATTAGTCTCAAACACCATTGTTATTGCATTAATATTTAGCCTGACATTTTTGTCCAATTCCATAGTAAATGCACTGGGAATCATCTGCATGCCCTGTTGGCCTGGTGCGATTGAAACTGGCTTGTATATCATGTAGTGGTCGTCATGCACTTCCTCGACGTTGGCTACAAGTTCCTCACCTGAATTTAATTTGAATGTGTATATTGTATCTTTCTTGATTTCCATAGGCTATCCAAGTTTAGAGTTAAATTCGTCTTCTGTTAACTTAATTAGCCCGTGATAACCGCCGTTGACGAATAATTCTCCATCCTTGAATATCTGTGGAACTGTTCGGAATCCTGAATCCACGAGGAATTCTCGTGCATCAATGTCCTGTGATATGTCTATGACCTCAAATTTGACACCCTTTGTCTCCAATAGGTGTTTGGCCTTGTCGCAGAATGGACAGGCTGGTTTTGAATATACCGTAAGCATTATAAACTAAATCCCTTGAATGTGTCCTCGGACACGTCCTGTTTGACCGCTCCGATGGTGTATGATGATATCTCTGTCTCCTGTGGCGCAACCTGGACCTCGCCTCCCGCGATCCATTTCTGTGTCCATGGCAGGGGATTTGATCCTCCCTTGAACACGCTTGGCAAGCCCAATGAGCTCATGCGTTTTGATGCGATCCACTCAACGTAGTCCTTTAACAGTTGCTCGTTGAGGCCGATCATGGATCCGTCCTTGAACAGGTATTTGGCCCATGCCTCTTCCTGTGCCACCGCTGACTTGAATATGTCTATAACTTCCTGTTCTGTCTCTTTCTTGATCTTGACATAGTCCTTGTCATCCTGTGGTAGCATCTTCAATAAGTGCTGTGTCGATGCCAAGTGGACGTTCTCGTCCCTGGCGATCAGTTTGATGATCTTTGCGTTGCCTTCCATCTTCTTGAGCTCAGCGAATGCCCATGAGCAGGCAAATGAGACATAGAAGCGGATACCTTCCAGTGCGTTGACTGAGTTGATGCACAACCATAGTTTCTTCTTGAGCTCGTATAGATCAATCTTGATCTTCTTGCCATTGACCGTGTGCTCTCCCTCACCCAACAAATTATACCAAGAACCGTATTCGATCAGATCATCATAGTATTTGGTGATGTCCTCACCACACTCTGTTATCTCCTTGATGTCCATCATCTCATCAAACACCTTTGATGGATCAGCGAAGACATTACGGATGATGTGTGTATAGGAACGGCTGTGTATGGTCTCGTTGAAAGCCCAGGTCTCGATCCAGGTCTCGATCTCTGGCAAGCTCACCAATGGCAACAGGGCCAAGTTGGGTGAACGTCCCTGCACAGAGTCTAGCAAGATCTGACGTTTCAGATTGCTCGTGAAGATGTGTTGTTCGTAGGGCGTGAGATCCTTGAAGTCCTTGGAATCACGCATGACGTCAACTTCCTCTGGCCTCCAGAAGAAACCTAATTGACGATCCGTCAACTTGTCAAACTGTTTATATTTGAGAGTGTCATAACGCTGGATGCCAGGACCTCCTGACTTGTCAAGGAACGCAAGGCTCTTGAGATGATCTTTCTTAGTGTTTAAAACGCTCATGTGATTATTTTCTTATATTAGTTAAATTTTACAACTGTCGCAGTCTTCTTCGTAGTTCTCTTCTGCGACAACCTCTTCACTGCTCTCCACTGAGTTGGCAGTGTCACGATCCACGTCTATCTCACCCTGACCGTCGTAAGTGTTATTGTAGTATAACTGCTTACCACCGTATTTATAAAACATAACCACGTGCTTGAGTAGGTCACTCATGGTCACCTTGTGGTCTTCATAGAATTCTGGATTGTATGAGGTATTTACCGAGATGCCCTGATCAATATACTTCTGGAGAATGGCCATGATCTTTAGATAACCCTCTGGTGAGCGTTGATCCCATAACAATTCATACTTGTTCTTTAATCTACGGAACTCTGGAACCACTTGTGTTAAGGCACCGTGTTTTGACTGCTTGACGCTGACATAACTCCTTGGTGGCTCAACACCGTTCGTTGAGTTGGATATCTGTGCTGATGTCTCAGCAGGCATCAATGCCATCAGTGTGGAATTACGTATGCCTGACTCTTTAAGCCTTGCACGCAGACCTGCCCAATCAACGTGATCCTTGTGAGCGACTAGTTCATCAACTTCTTTCTTATATGTGTCAACTGGTAGTATGCCGTCACCGTATTTTGTTTCGTTGCTACCTGGACAAGCACCCTGTTCTTCTGCCAGTTCCACACTTGCTTCAATCAAGTAATATGACCAATGCTGTGCCCAACGATCCACTTCTGGTAGGCATTCGGGACCTGAATATGTGAAATCATTCTTGGCCAACCAATAGGCAAAGTTGATTATGCCCACGCCCAATGGTCTGCGTTTTTCCGTTGCCAGTTTAGCGGCCAACACCGGATAGTTCTGATAGGTTAAGAGGGCGTCTAATCCTCGCACAGCAAGCCTACACGCCTTTTTCATCTCCTCTGGGTGCTTGAACACACCCCAATTTATAGCACTCAGTGTGCAAAGGGCGATCTCTCCCTCAGGATCGTTGATGTCGTTCAATGGCTTGGTTGGTAGGTCGATCTCACAGCATAGGTTACTCTGCCTGACAGGTGCTACCTCAGGTTTGAATGCACCGTGTGTGTTAGCATGATCAACGTTCATTAGGTATATCCTACCCGTGTCCTTACGCTCTTGTATGAATTGACTAAACAAGTCAATTGCCTTGATCGTTTTCTTACGTATTCTAGTGTTTCGTTCTGCCGTCTCATACAGTTCCTTGAACTTGTCCTGATCTTGGAAGAAGGCATCATACATACCTGGAACATCATGTGGCGAAAACAGAGTTATGTCTCCTCCGCTCAACAGTCTCTCATACATCAATTTATTGAACTGCACTCCGTAGTCCATGTGTCTCACGCGATTGTCGTCTGTGCCCTTGTTGTTCTTAAGCACCAATAGGTCTTCCACTTCTAAATGCCATAATGGATAGTATAAGGTTGCCGCTCCGTTTCTAACACCGCCCTGTGAACAAGAGCGGGTTGCCGCTTGGAATAATTTATAGAATGGAATAACTCCAGTGTGATAAGCATCACCCTTTCTGATGGGCGACTTGATAGCACGGATTCTGCCCGCACCAATGCCAATACCTGCCTTCTGTGAAACGTATCTCACGATGCTTGAACTTGTGGCATTGATTGAATCTAATGAGTCATCAGTCTCAATGAGAACGCATGAGCTGAACTGTCTCTGACTGGTCCTGACACCTGCCATGACTGGAGTGGGTAGTGATACCTGATGCGTTGATATGGCATCATAGTAATCCTTGACCCAAGTCAATCTCTCTGACTTTGGATATCCTGCAAACAGTGTGGCCGCTATCAACATGTAGGTCATCTGTGGAGTCTCGAATATCTCTCCAGTGACCCTGTTCTGCACCAGATACTTGCCTCGGAACTGTTCCATGGCCACATAGGTCAGGAAGTCATCACGCTCATGCTTGATGTATGAGTTGATGCGATCCCATTCATCACTGGTATATAGATCCAGCAATTCAGGATCATACATGCCACGACCGATGTTGGTCTCCACTAACTTCTTGACGTGCCATGGATCAAATTGTTTGTATACGTCCTTGCGTAGATGATAGTTGATCAATCTACCCGCAACGTATTGATAGTTTGGCGTGTCTTCAGTGATGAGGTCAGCCGCGGACTTGATCACCGTTTCCTGTATGTCACTAGTCTTGATTCCCTCATAGAACTGTAAGTGGCTCTTGATCTCAACCTCTGAGGCTGACACTCCCGTGATGCCTTCACAGGCCCACATCACTACTTTATGAAGTTTATCAATGGTTAAGGGTTCTCTTCTTCCGTCCCTCTTGGTTACTAGTATCTCTGACATTATTCTATCCTAAGTGTTCTTGCGTCTATAAAATTGGTGATCTTGAATTTGAATTGCTCTTTACTTACCGTCGTCCATGGGTCGTAATTAAGTATATATTTTCGATCGTCCACCAGGACTAAATTATATTCCATTCCTTGATCATCCTTTGCTTGGGCGATCTCGACGGAGCAATCAAACTTATCTATCATGCTTACAGTATATGACATTCCCAGGGCTAGAGCAAGTTCGTCATATGAATTGTCAGCCAAAAGGTCCCATGGGTCAGGCCAACTGTTTTGGTCATGCCAGTGTATGATGTTGTGCATGCGTGGAGCGTGGCCCCACCATTCTGCTATGCGGTCCAGTGCTTGTTCTAGGGGAAGTTCCTCGCAGTCCGAACGCAGTTCAGACCAGGACTTTAGGCGATCCTCAAATCTATCTAGCCACATGCTAGCCTAACTGTGTTAGACTGTAGGTTAAGGTAGCGTTCGAACCCGTTGAGGTTGTCGTGTATTGTA